CGCAAAATAGGTAAGTCCGATATATTAGAAAAAGTTGTTAATGTAGCTGGGCAAGCTGTCAGTGGCAACTACTTAGGGGCTTTAAAAGAATTAATAAGAAAAGATTCTGATATTACTCCAGAACAAAGAAAAGAAGCTTTTACACTACTAGAATTAGACTATGCTGATTTAAAGGACGCTAGAGACTTACAGAAAGTAGCGCTACAACAAACCGATCTTTTTTCAAAAAGATTTATATACTATTTAGCCATGGCTTCTTTTGCTTTTGCAGTAACAATAGTTATAATGTTATTTTTTATTGAAGTGCCTGATAAAAACCAGGATGTAGTAAACTTTATATTAGGCATAGTCGTGGGTAACGGGTTAACTCAAGTGTTCCAGTTCTTTTTTGGCTCATCAAAAGGGTCTAAAGATAAGGAAGATAGGCTAAATGGTATGATAGGTTAACATAGGAACATGTTTAAAACGGCTACATAAATGTAGTTTTTTTAAATTATACGTAATTATATAATAAAATTTAATTAAATGAATCAAATAGTAAAAGAATTTAACTTTGGCAAAAAGGGCAAAGATAAGATATTTAGTGGTATTGAAACTCTAACTAATGCAGTAGCATCTACTTTAGGAGCAGGTGGAGATTGTGTTATTTTTGAGGATGCACAAGGAATACCCGTTATAACTAAAGATGGGGTTACGGTTGCGGAACTAAGTGTTTTATTAGACCCTGTAGAAAATATGGGGGCATCCCTAGTAAAGCAGGCAGCTACAAGAACTGTACAGGAAGCCGGCGATGGCACAACAACCGCAACAGTATTAGCTTATGCAATACTAAAAGAGTTCAACGATTCCCCACTTATATTCACAAACCGGGAGGTACGTAATGCAATAAATTCAATTACCGATAAAGCTATTAATTACCTTGATAAATATAGTAAACCTGTAATTGGTAATATGATCGACGAGGTGGCTACAATATCCACAAATAACGATCCTATACTAGGAAAATTAATTGCGGATGCTTATAGAGCGGTAGATTTAACAGGGGTTGTGATGATGGAAACATCAAAAGATGGACAAACAGGTATAGAAGTAGTGGAGGGAGTCCAATATGAAAAAGGATTTACAAATAACCATTTTGTAACAAATATTACAAATAATACAGCGGAGTTAATAAGCCCTAAAATATTACTAGTGGATTCTGCCGTGGACAGTGTAAGACAAATACAAACAATCCTAGAGCATGTAATAAAAAATAACCTTTCTCTACTTATAATAGGGGATGTTGATGCTAAAGTTGCAGCCACGTTGGCTATGAATAAAAACAAAGGGTCTATAAAAGTAAATATAATACCCGCTCCCACTCACGGTGTTAACCGAAAAGAAATATTTGATGACTTAGCTTTACTAACCGGGGCTACTGTTGTAAGCGAAAGCCTCGGGGATGATCTGGACTTAATTGATCTTTCCTATCTAGGTACTTGTATTAAAACTATATCCACATTTAAAGATACGGTTTTTCAAGTTGATGAAGAGCAATCAGAGGATATTAAGTCTATTATTAAAACTATAAAAACCCAATTACGGATTGAACTAAATCCCGGTAAAGTAATTAAGTTAGAAAAAAGATTAGCAATGCTATCGGCTAAGCTAGCTATTGTAAAAGTTGGCGGGAATTCAGACGTAGAGCTTAATGAAAAGAAAGATAGAGTGGAAGACGCAATATGTGCAACTAAAGCGGCTATTAAAGAAGGAGTTGTAGCTGGTGGCGGTATTGCCTTAGTTGATGCTTCTAAAAGCATTAAAGCTAATACTCCAGCGGAAGAAGTTATGTTAAAGGCTTTATTATATCCTTGTAAAATAATAATGAGTAATGCGGGATTTGTATACGAGGGGGATTACAAAAAAGGGTTTGGTATAGATGTTAACGCAGGGCAAAAAGTAAATATGTTTAAAGCGGGTATTATAGATCCAGTATTAGTTACTAAATCAGCTTTAAAAAACGCGGCCTCAGTTGCTTCCACTATAATATCAACTAATTGCGTAATATCTAATGTAAGAGGATAGTATGAACGCAATAGGTAAAAATATAATAATAAAGAAATTAAAAGAAGGTGTTACTGCTACAAAAGGGGGATTACTTCTTTCTGAGAATCAAAGAGAAGATATAAGATATATATCAGCCGACGTAATATCCACAGGGAATGAATGCGAAGGCGTAAACCCAGGGGATATTATATATTATGATAGGCACGCAGGCCATAGAATTGAAATAAATGGAGATGCGTTTTATGTCATTAAAATTCAAGATGTAGTATTTATATTATGAGGACTCTGACGGGACAAGAATTAAAAGAGATTGGACTGTTGAAACATTATAGGATAATACGCAGGTGGGCTTGTAAGACTCACGGGTTAACAAATGCTGACTTAGAATTGCTAATTTATTTTGACTGTTTAGACCAGTTTAGGAAACGAGATTTTGAAGAAGGTAGTCTAACATACTCCTGGGATAATAGGAGATGGAATAGATTGCTTAAAGAAGGTTGGATAGTAAAGTGGCGAGGATATAACGGATCAGATAAAAGCTACAGCATATACAAAATAAGTTTTAAATGCAAGTGCTTAATTCAACAAATATATAGGATAATGTTAGGAACAGAAGATATACCAATGTCCGTCCGTCGCAACCCCTTAATGAAAAAGGACACGTATACAGCTAAAGTTATGTCTGTTGCTTTTGATAAAATAAATAAAGATAAAACACGATAATTATGGAAGAACCGAATAACAAATCCACAGCATTGGCAAATAATACTCTGAACGCGGAGGGGGCAATTGTGGATCCTATTGCTAAAATGATGGCTAATGTTAGCCCTCCCCCTATACGGACAAATGTAGCCACTAGTCCCGCCTCACAAGCGGCAGCTATGGGCATTTACGGCGATCCGCTTTCAAGGAGTGCAGCTGTAGACCCAAATATATGGAATAGAAAAAATTAAACCTTTTTAAAAATTAAACATGGAATATACAAAAAAAGTAACCTTACCCATTAGAGGCAACGGCTTAAGTAATGAAGTAGGAGGGAATGCCATATGGGACGGTCCACTAAGCCAAGAAAGTAGACCTCATATGCAAGGTTCCTCGTCTGGTAAGAATGGTATGGAAATACTAAAATACCCAACACCTTACAAAGATAGCCCCATAACTCAGTGTGCTAAAAAAGGTCGCTATAATGAAACTTACTAATAATTATGGCAGCGCCGAGGAAAAACAGTAATGCTCCATCCCATAAAAAGTCTGAAAAGAATTACGCTCCTGTAAAAAAAGGTAAGGGTACCGGAGGGGCTGCCGGTGGCGGGATGACAGCCAAAGGTGTTGCTAAATATAAAAAAGATAATCCGGGCAGTAAACTAAAAACAGCGGTTACCACACCTCCTTCCCAGATGAGTCCTGATAGCAAAGACGCTAAAAGAAGAAAATCTTTTTGTGCAAGGTCTGCAAGTTGGTCGTCCGAGAGAGGATTAGCGGCTAGAAGAAAGTGGAATTGTTGACAAATAACACAATATAAAATTAAATCAAATCTTATGAAAAAATTATTTATTACATTATCAATTTTACTATCATTTTCAACTTTAACAGCCCAAGAAGACTTTAATGGTATTTGGGGAAGTGATGATACTTCTTACTTAACTACTATTATTGCAACTGAGTATAAGGTTATGAAGGTATTTAACACTAGTTTTGTAGAGCATAGAGTTATAACCGAAGATATAATAAATCAGAAAGATAACGTATTTACAACAGAATTATATAATGAGCTTAACGGCTATTCAGTGACAATAGAATATTCATTAAAAAACAAAGACACACTCATTCAAAAGTATTCAAAAGACTTGAAGGGTGAATATTTACTAACTAGATTATACTAAAAAAAATGAGAGGATTAAGCATTAAAAAGCAATTAACAAAAAAAGCCAAATCTAAAACTGATACTAAATCAGGGGTTCCTTTAGATAAGGGAGGAAGAAGAACCCAAATAGATAAGAATACAGGTGAAAATATGGAAACTACTCCCCAAGGTAGAAAAATGAATTCAGATGCAGCAAGGGGTACAGTAAACCCAAAGCTAACTGGCAATGTGACACAAAAAGGTGGGGTATATACCGCTAAGCCTTATAAAGGTAAAATGATGAATCACGGTAGGTTAGATAACTCAGGCAACTTTTTTCCAACAACAGGAGGTAAGAATTCTCCAGGTTATTTAAGGGAAGAAAAAATACACAACAAAGAATCCGCTAATTACATGCAGACCGCTAATAAAAAAGCAGACAACCTCACTAAGCGCGCAAAGAATGCCTAATAATAATTATTAACAATTAAATTAAATCAATTATGAGTAAAGTAAAAAAAATGGAAACACCAAAAGTTAAGCATATCACAACAGTAGAACTAGAAAAAATAAAAGGAATACAGATGGAGCTGCAGCAGTATCTAAACAGCATTGGTATAATGGAGGTACAGAAGGCAAAAGCAATCTACAATGTTAATATGCTTGAGAATGATATGCAAGAAGCTAAAAAAGCTTTAGAGGAAGCGTATGGGCCCATAAACATCAATTTATCTGATGGGAGCTATGAGCCTGTAGAAGCTATAGAGAAAGCTTAATGTTATGAGTACTATTATAAGAAAAATTAGTATCGGGTCCGATTACAAGAACGAAGCAATGCACTACTCTGTTAAGCAGACAGTTTATGGCGGTCACGAAATATCCCATATAATATTTGAAGAATCTGATAATTCTTATAATATATTTATAAAAAAAGAAGATGAGGTAATGCCATGGAAGAAATTTAATTCTAACATGGCTATATCCGTCGAGTATGATCTGGAATATTAATGAACAGTGTATACGATTTTATCATAAGGCCTGTAGGCAAAAGATATGATAATGAGGTAGTCATAGGGGAAAAAACTCTTATAACAAACAGCTCCATAGAAAGCTTTAAGCACGTTAATAATGTAGCGGAAGTAGTGGCAACACCTGCCGCATTTGCAACCCCTATAAAAAAAGGGGATTTAATTGTAATCCATCATAATGTATTTAGGGCGTTCTATGATATGAAAGGCATTAAAAAAAATAGTAGATCGTTCCTTGGGGAAAATCTTTTTTTATGCAGCATAGACCAAATATATTTATATAAAGACAAACACGATTGGAGGTCTTTCGGGGACAGATGCTTTGTGGCACCTGTTAAAAATAAGGACCCTTTAAGCAGCCAAAAAACAGCTAGTCTTATTGGTATACTAAAAATAGGTAATAGCTCATTAGAAGAGTCTGGAATCAATCCAGGGGACATAGTAGGGTTTACTCCAAATAGTGAATGGGAATTTGTTATAGATAATCAGATTATGTATTGTATGAAATCAAATGATATTGTTATAAAGTATGGACTCAACAGAAATGAAGAAGAGTATAATAGCAGCTGGGCTAGAAGCAATTAAGGAATTAGTAAAGGTAGCACAAGAAAAGATCGTTGACTCAGGTGAAGATTTATCAGCTGACAGACTTAAAAATGCTGCCGCTACTAAAAAGTTGTGTATATTTGACGCGTTTGATATTCTTAATAAAATACAAGAAGAAGAAAATATAATTGCAGAATCCGTGGGTGATTATACAAAACCCTCATTTAAAGGGTTTGCGGAAGGAAGGTCTAAATAATGGCATATTCACAAGAACTATATAGAATAGTCAAAGACTATATAAAGCCTCAAGCAGTAAAAAAAAATAACAGATATGCTAAATGGCAGTATGGCTACAATAAAGAATACGATCTAGTAGTCATAAGTAAAACAGGAAAAATAGGGGATATATATCTTATTGGGGGCGTTCATATTGCATTGCCGTATTTACAAAATGTACCTGATCTTGGTAATAGCAAATGGCATCAACAAGAATACCCTAAAGAATTAAACAAAATCAAAAGTGAAGCCGACTGGGTGAAATACCCAAGCAGTTTCCAACAAAAATGGCATCCATACATTAACGAGGAATTTGATCGTAGAGAGAATGGTTTTGCTTTTATGAATAATAGTAAAGAAACATATATTACAGGATCTCATTATATGTACCTGCAATGGTCTAAGATTGATGTAGGGGCCGCTGATTTTAGAGAATCAAATAGGTTGTTTTTTATTTTTTGGGAGGCTTGCAAGGCGGACTCTAGATGTTATGGTATGTGTTACCTTAAAAACAGAAGGTCTGGATTTTCATTTATGGCATCAGGAGAAGTAGTTAACCTCGCTACAATATCAAGAGACTCAAGATATGGCATATTATCTAAGTCAGGAGGAGATGCTAAAAAAATGTTTACAGACAAAGTAGTACCTATATCTGTTAACTATCCATTTTTCTTCCGTCCGATCCAGGATGGTATGGATCGCCCTAAAACAGAATTAGCATACAGAGTGCCTGCTTCAAAGTTTACTAGAAGGAAACTAGAGGACAATAGAGCGGTAGAAGATATAGATGGTATAGATACTACAATTGACTGGAAAAACACAGGGGATAATAGTTATGATGGAGAGAAGTTAAAGTTATTAGTACACGATGAAAGCGGGAAATGGGAGAAACCTACAAATATATTAAACAACTGGCGAGTTACAAAAACCTGTTTAAGGCTAGGTAGTAGAGTGGTTGGAAAATGTATGATGGGATCTACATCAAATGCTTTGGATAAAGGAGGTAAAAACTTTAAAAAGTTATATAGTGATTCAGATGTTTCCGCAAGAAATAAAAATGGGCAAACCAAAAGCGGTTTATACAAGCTCTTCATACCAATGGAATGGAACTATGAAGGCTTTATTGATGAGTATGGGTGGCCAGTTTTTGACAAACCTGAAAAAGACATATACGGCCCCGGTGGGGATATTATAGAGGAAAGTGTTATAGACCACTGGCAGAACGAAGCAGATGGCCTAAAAGATGATCCTGACGCGGTAAACGAATATTATAGACAGTATCCAAGAACAGAGCAACACGCATTCAGAGATGAGTCTAAACAATCTATATTTAATTTAACAAAAATATATCAACAGATAGATTACAACGAGGAGTTAAAAAATAGTACAATGGTTACTTGCGGCAACTTCCAATGGGAAAATGGTATAAAAGATACTAGAGTAATATTCTATCCAAATAAAGCGGGTAGATTTTATATAACCTGGGTGCCGGATCAAGATATACAAAACAACGTAATAATAAAGAACGGTGTTAAGCACCCCGGTAATGAGCATATTGGGGCTTTTGGATGTGACAGCTATGATATTAGTGGAGTGATAGGTGGTGGAGGTTCTAACGGAGCTCTCCATGGATTAACTAAATTTTCTATAGAAGATGTTCCACCTAACCACTTTTTTTTAGAATACATAGCCCGCCCTTCCACGGCTGAAATGTTTTTTGAGGATGTGCTTATGGCAATTGTATTTTATGGTATGCCGATATTGTGTGAAAATAATAAGCCTAGGCTTCTATATTATCTAAAGCGCAGGGGGTATAGAGGGTTTAGTATAAACAGGCCTGATAAACCATATAATAAGTTATCCTCCTTTGAGCGTGAAACAGGGGGTATACCAAACTCTAGTGAAGATATAAAACAAGCGCATGCTTCCGCAATAGAAACTTATATAGAAGATTTTGTAGGGGAGACTAAAGACGGCTATGGGGATGTATATTTACAAAGAACATTGGAAGATTGGGTAAAGTTTGATATAAATGATAGAACAAAACATGATGCTTCCATTAGCTCCGGTTTAGCTTTAATGGCGTGCAATAAGCACAGATATAGCCCCCAAGGATTAGTAACCGTTAAAAGTTATTCTTTGGGATTTAAAAAATACAATAACGACGGAACTACTTCAAAAATAATGCAATAAATGAACATAAGTACAAATACTAATAGTCCTTTTCCAAATCAAGTTGTAAGCGAAGAAGAAAAAGCAACTACGGAATATGGCCTGCAGGTTTCAAGAGCTATTGAGCAGGAGTGGTTTAATTACGGAGGCGGTGGTTCTAATAGATACGCTTCTAATTGGAATAATTTCCACAACTTAAGATTGTATGCCCGCGGAGAACAAAGTGTGCAAAAATACAAGGATGAATTAGCCATTAATGGAGATTTGTCCTATCTTAATTTAGATTGGAAACCAGTCCCGGTCCTTTCAAAGGTTTCAGACATAGTAGCTAATGGTATTATGATGAAACAATATGATATAAAAGCATATGCTCAAGACCCTGAATCTTTAAAGAAAAGAACTGATTATGCAAATAATCTTAAGTTTGACATGAATACCAAAGATTTACAGGCCGCTGCTTCATCAATATTACCTATTAACTTTAGTAGATCAGGGATGGAAGCGGGAAACTTACCTGAGAACACAGAAGAGTTTGATCTACATATGCAACTATCATATAAGCAGGCGGTTGAAATTGCGGAGGAAGAGGCTATATCCACGGTGCTAGACACCAACGAGTTTGAATTGACTAAAGCTAGGTATGTACAGGATTTAGTAAACATAGGTATTGGGATAACAAAAACATCTTTTAATACAGCAGAGGGTATAGTTGTTGACTATACCGATCCTGCTTATTGTGTATGGTCTTATACCGAAGACCCTAACTTTGGGGATATATATTATGTTGGCGAGGTTAAATCCATAACAATACCAGAGCTTAAAAAAGAATTCCCTCATATTTCTAAGGAGGAATTAGAAATGATCCAAAAATCACCAGGTAACAGGAGACTTATAAGGGGTTTTGAAAACTATGATTATAACACAGTACAAGTATTGTATTTTGAATATAAAACATATGTAGACCAGGTTTTTAAAATAAAAAGAACCGAAAATGGGTTAGAAAAAGCCATTGAAAAAACAAGTATATTTGATCCGCCTAAAAATGACAATTTTGAACGCGTAAGTCGCTCAATTGAGGTTTTATATGAAGGAGCTAAAATCATAGGCTCTGATATTATGCTTAAGTGGGAATTAGCTGAAAATATGAGTAGACCCCTAGCGGATACAACCCGTGTAGAAATGAGTTACTCAATATGTGCCCCTAGGATGTACAAGGGGGTAATACAATCACTTGTAAGCAAGTGTATTGGGTTTGCTGATGTTATACAGTTAACCCATTTAAAAATGCAACAAGTACTATCCAGAATGGTACCCGATGGTATATTTTTAGATATAGATGGACTCGCGGAGGTTGATTTAGGGAATGGTACAAATTACAACCCAGCGGAAGCATTAAATATGTACTTTCAAACAGGTTCTGTTGTAGGTAGATCTATGACTCAAGAGGGTGATATGAATAGAGCAAAAATGCCTATCCAAGAACTATCTTCTTCCAGTGGTATAAGCAAAATACAATCACTAATAAACGCATATAATTATAATATGCAAATGATTAGAGATGTAACAGGATTAAACGAGGCGCGGGATGGCTCCATGCCAGATGCTAATGCTTTAGTGGGGCTACAAAAAATGGCAGCCAATGCTTCTAATACGGCTACAAAGCACATACAGGATGCGAGTATATTTTTAGCCTTAAGCACTTGTGAAAACATATCGCTGCGGATAGCCGATGTTTTAAATTTCCCATTAACTAAAAATTCCTTAATAAATAGCATATCCACTTTTAATGTAGAAACTCTAGCGGAAGTGGAAAAACTTAATTTGCATGACTTTGGTATATTTTTTGAAATGGCTCCTGATGATGAAGAAAGAGCTGAGTTACAGAAGAATATACAAATAGCTTTACAGACAAAAGAAATTGATATAGAAGATGCTATTGATATAAACCAAATAAATAATTTAAAACTTGCCAACCAATTCCTTAAACTAAAGCGCAAAAAGAAGCAAGCTAGGGAAGAAAAAATGGTGCAACAAAATATAGCTGCCCAAGGACAAGCTAATGCTCAAGCGTCAGAAGCCGCAGCAATGGCAGAGGTACAAAAGCAGCAAGCCTTAACGGCTGAAAAAGTTTCTATAGAACAAGCTAAAGCTGGTTTTGAAATACAAATAATGCAAGCGGAGTCTTTAATTAAGAAAGAATTAATGGCTTTAGAATTCCAATATAATATGCAGCTAAAAGGCCTTTCCGATAAAGCCACCAATGAAAAAATAACCGCCAGTGAAGATCGCAAAGATAGTCGGGAAAAAATGAGGGGTACCCAACAAAGTGAAATTGTGAATCAAAAGCAAAATAATTTGCCACCAAAAAACTTTGAGGAGCAAGGGAATATGGGTATGGAGGGATTTGATATGTCTTCCTTTAGCCCGCAATAAATAAGTATTTAATAATTATATAATATTATATCATGAAAACCGAACAAAACA